TTGTTTTTGTAATGCCTTCTGTTTAGCAAGCACTTCGTCAAGTCGTGCCTTCGGAACCATTGGTTTCTTAGGTGCTTTTACAGGAGCTTCTTCTACTTCAGCTACAGCCTCTTCCTCTGGCTCTTCTTCAACCACCTCTTCGGTCTCTTCTTCCGATTCTGTTCCCTCTTCTGTACTTTGTTCATCTTGAGAAACAATTTCTTCCTCTGGCTCTTCGACTTCTGCTACTTCAGCAAAACTAAGATCTAGTAGCTCGTTATTATCTGCGTCTGGAATATCAGCCCCAGGCATTACGTTGTACTCTATATCGTTTTTTACTACTTCTTCTTGCTCACTCATTTAAGAACTCCTATCGTTCCTGTTGGGTTGTTTGTTGCTGTGTTGAAAAGCAGTCGTCGCTAGCTTAGTTGCCGCCGAAGTCTGCGATTGGTTTTCTTTAAGGGTGTTAGATGAGGCTGATAGCTCACGTCTCAGATCAAGCTGTGCTTCGTTAATATCAACCTTAGTTTGTAGTTCAGCCATTCTTATCTGTGGATCTACTTCTGTTATGTCTTGGACCTTAGCAATGTTCACTGCAGCTTCGGCTTGTAGCTTCCTTACTTCAGCTTCTAGCTTCGCAATCTCAAGCTGGATCTGCTGATTTTGTATTTGCGCCTGTGCTGCCTGTGCTTCTTGCTGCTCTGGAGTCGGCGGTTCCTGCCCAGTCATAACGCGAATACGTTTGGCTAGCTCACCTTTTCTAGCTAGGTGGCTGTATTCGATGATCGCATCGTCCGGTATAGCTACCCCGACCTGGCGCAAGTTGATAGCTTCAGCGAACTGCACCTCGTCGAAGCTGTCTCTTGCGGGCGCGGTTGTTACAACAACGTCGTACTCGCCTATTGTTAGATTGTTAATGATCTCCCCTTCTGGGGTCTGCTCATTCACGACCATTTCTTCGCGGGGCTTGAGTGGGTCTGCTTCGTTAGTGACCTGAATAACACGCTGCTCTGTATAGAAGGTCTGTACAAGATTAAGAATCTTCTCGGCTAGGTACTGTCGAGACTTACGCAGGTTATCCAAAGGTACTTGGATCATAATTGCGCCACGGTTCTGCTTGGCTTGGATTGCAATACCTGATACTTCTGCGCTATCCGTGCCCAACATGCTGTCGTTGACGCCAGATATAGTCTTAATGTTTGCAGCTGCTTTTTGGGCAATACGGTCTAGGCCAGTAGGTATCTGGTTAGGTTGAATCTTACTTGGGGGTGCAGTGCCACGCGCATACTCAAGTACCAGTCCGGTCTCTGCGCCATGTTCTTCTAGGTCATCAGCGGTCATACCAACTAACGATCCTGACTCAACCATCCAACCACTATTAGCTGTAGTATTAACTATGTGCAACTCTTGAGAGGCTATTTTGTTCAGCTGCTCCTGGGGAGATAGTAGGTTTCTGACAACACCGAACGGCCTGCCTCTGCGGAAGTAGCAGAAGAACGGAACAATCGTGAATTGATTATAGGGAGACCAATCATCATGCAGCACGACTTGGTCGCACGTCACGGTCCAGCGTACCTTGCGGGTCACTTTACTGATTAGGGTTAGATTGTACTGTTTAGCGAACTTCTTATTCTTATTATCGGTCCATTCGTCTGGTGCTTGGCGTTGATCCCCTGTATCGGGGTCGACGAAGAAAGAAGCGCGCCCGAGCTTCTTGTGTTGGCGCTCCACGACGCGCAGTGCTCTTACATTACGATATTCATCGTCACCTGCTACTCCTGCGCCAAAATAATCGTTAGAGTTCTCTGTATCACCGAACCGTGTCTCTTGGTACTCAACTGAATCAGGCCCAAAAGACATACCGTTCTCAGCTACAAACAGTAATCGTTCTGATTTGTCTTTGCCATACAGCTCTTCGATCTCATCGAGTGTCATCCATTTAGTCTCGAACACCTCGTTCCAAGTCTTTGGGTCTGCATCTTTAGCGTCGGGGTCGATAAGTATGTCTAGCGGGTCTTTGGCTACGATTCGAACCTCGCCTTCGATGTGATCACTGAAGTCCATGCGAACATCAAAAAACCCACGACCGTCCATAATCAAACCGTCACTGAACACCTGCTGCTCTACCCAATCCAGCTTGTTATTATCTGCAATCTGCATATACAGCTTAGTTAAAGTAGTCGCTACGTCTAGATTACCGCCTCTACGGGGCTTGAACTGGATGTCTGCTCTGCGCGTTGACTGCTCACCTAAGATGGTATTAACAGTAGGGAGAATGGTATTAATAGTAAGCGCTGGACGCCCCTCTTGTTCTAACGCAGCAGCATCGTCGGCATCCCACTGGTCACCGCGATAATACTCGTCGCATATCTTGGCCATCTCGACATAGTCTAAGTGGCCGTTGTCCCGTGCTCGCTCATAGCGGTTCCACTGAGTACGGGTAATCTCTTCTTCCTTCGCAGGAGATATCTTGGTTGCTTTGGCCATTTTTATGCGCTCATTGATGATTTGGTTCGTTCGCCTTTTAGTAACCCTGGGAGCTTATCGCGCCACGTTGGTATGTGCTCAACGCGTTCAACAAAGGTACTGAACTCCGTCATCATCAAACCAATCCACGATAGTGCATCCACTTGGTCGTCGTGTACCCCGTTAGGGAAGCGAAGTAACTCCGCCACTAATGGGCCAGTGAAATTTTCGTCTTTCGGCAGGAACACCATGCCCTGCTGCATCCGCCCTTGAATAGCACGGGCGCGCGCTTCTTTATCTCTGCGCCCTGTTTTAAGATCTTTGAAATACGCTTCGTAGAGTCCGCGCTCACGGACACGCTTCTCTAGGAACGGTCCAAGGGCCATCTCAATGTGGCCCTTCTCTATACCAATGATCGATGGCTTCCACATCTCGTACTGATCAAGGATCTGCTCAACCAGTTCGAAACCGTCGTACCTGCCTCGGACCATATCAACTACGAACAACCGATCCTGCTCGTCTACGCCTACAACGATACCGACCGTATAATCGTTCCTGTCGTTCTTACCAATCGCCAGATCCCACGCTGAATAAAATCGCATTCGGTCGTAGTCAATATCTTCGCGGTCGTAATACTGGATCATGTCCCGAGTGAAATAGTCACCGTCATCCGCTACCGGATTCTGTTGGTACAACGCTGACCAGTCTCTGGGGCCAACGGCTCTTTCAATTCGTGCTAGGGCTTCTTCGTTGTAGCGTTCTTTATGGAGTGCTTCGCCCTGCTTTCTAAAGGGTTCGTCAACTTCGGCGATGGCTGGGTAGTTAACAACTTCCCACTGCTCGCCGTTGTCGGCTGCTGCTTTGAGTAATCTGCCAGCAAGATCGTCATCGTGCCAACGAGTAAGGATAACCAACACGCCCCCGCCAGGAGCGAGACGTGTGTAAGCGGTGGAAGTGTACCAATCCCACGTCGACTCTCTGGCGTTTGAAGATTCTGCATCGTCCCTGTTCTTTACCGGATCATCGATGACAAGGATGTGAGCGCCCTTCCCAGTAATACCACCACCAACACCGGCAGCAACGAAACCGCCGCCAGCAGTAGTAAGCCACGCCTCAGCAGATTGCGACTGAGGGTCGAGGCGGGTTTTAAAAGCAGATTTAAATCCGTCTTCACGTAAGAGACCACGGACTTTGCGGCTGAATGCCATTGCAAGCGAGCCTGAATACGAGCAACTGATAAATTCGTGCTCTGGATTTCTACCCAGATGCCAAGCTGGGAACGCCACTGACGCAAGCGTGCTTTTACCGTGTCGGGGTGGCATGAATAGCATAAGTCTTGGAGATTTTTTTTCAGCGACATCTCTGGAGAATTCCTCTAATCGTTTACATATATCTTTGTGTACCCAACCAGCTTCATAGTCATGGTTGAACCGTTCTACAAAAGGTAGAAGGCGCTTGCGGGTTAAGAACCGGAGTGCAAGCTCCGCGCGCGCCTTGTCTTCTAATGTCTGTTCAGCAGTCTGTTCTTTCTCAGTGACTGCGGCCTGTGGTTCTTGGTCCGCGATGTCCGCTTTACAATATATACAGAGTCGATCGCTCCCCGAGTACAGGGTCTCAGGGTGCGAGTTCTTGCACCGAATGCATTCGACCTTGGTGACTTCAGTCATAACTCTCCAAGGCTTTTCTTTCGCGAAAAGTCATAACCAATAGCTTCTGGGGGGGCTCCGACGCTCTTGTGGTTTTCTCTCGCGTAGACATTTGCGAGGTGTTTAGCGCCACGCATGTCTTTACCAAGATCAAGCGGGAGTCCAGCGACGCGGCCTGCTTCAATGTCAGGTTTATAACGCTCTAGTGCTTCGGCGTCGGTCATGCGTTGCCCCGTCTCTCGGTCGTATCCAGGCACCGTGTAAATGTTCCCCTTGTATACCACGCCCGTTGCGTTGACAGTCATTACTGAGCCGTCGTCCTGTCTAGCGGCTTTCTTCTGGGCGACCGTGTCTGCATGGTATTTGTTAATAAACGCCATGTAGCTCTCCTGATTAGGGAGCGCTCTTGGTGCAGCTAGGGGCGATTGCTCAGTCATCTAGTAAGTCTTAATAACCATATCCAGGCTTAGGCTTAGCTTTAGGCTTAGCTTTAGGCTTAGGCTTAGGCTTAGGCTTTGCCGCCATAGCCGTTCCAGTTATCCTAGTTGGTCTGCCAACAACGCCAAGCCTATTCCGCGTTCTTGAGGTAAATGCCACCGTTTTGTTTCCTGAAGTATCAGCGTTCATAATTAAGGTCTCTTAGTACGTGGGTTTGGCGATTTTGGCACTCTAGGTTTTTTATTTTTGCTATCCTTCAAGACCTGTCTATTTTTTATCCTGTTGCCTAGACCTGTACCCCTGGCTACTGTTTTACCTGGGTCTTTAGGTGCTTTAGGGGCCGCCGCATTAGCAGCGTTGTACGCTTTTACTTTATCGATAACGGTTTTACCGTGCTTTTTAATAGCGTCTCGTGTGCCTTTTGACGCGAGTAAACGCGCAGCTGCGGCTAGTCCTACGGGTATCGGTATCGGCATAATTAAGTACTCTTTGGTTCTAGGTAGTTAAGGTCTTTACCCGCGATCTTTAACAGGTCTTCGTCGGTCATACGCTCAAGCTGTTTTGTACCGTTGATATTGATATTTACTTGAGGAGCGTTATCGGCTTCAGCCAAACCGTGCAGCTTGACCAGGGAATCGGTGGTGTTTTTCATTTCGGTCGCGTTGGCCGAGGAGTTGTAGGCTTCCATGTACATCATGTGCGCGTTCTGACTGGTGAACTTCACCGTCTCGCGCATCTCTTCACGGTAATAGTCGAGCGCTTTAAGCACATTCGGCGTTTTTGCAGCGGCATAGGCCGTCTGCTGACATGCATAACCTGCACCGCGTCCCGCAGCTGCTGTCGACATACCCGAAGCGATAAGCGTGACCAGCTTTTCTTGCTGCATGGTTAATGATCCACGGCTTATGCCCATGTACGGCATGTGCGATTGGAATTCGGTGTGCTCACTGACTAGCTCAGTGGACTGTGACTCCGATTGTTGGGCTGCTTCCATAGTGCTCTTGGTCATTGTCGAGATACACGAATGCAGGGGCACCATCAAACTCTGTTGATGTCACCTCTGCTAAATATTCTTCTGCATACTGCTCCGTATGCCCTTTTGCCATGATGATGGCGATAGCTTTGTCGTAGTCGTAAGCGAGCACTTCGCGGGCATTTCGGACTGTCGTACCGATAATTGCATCGTCAAGCCCTTCAATTGCAACTACTTCTATATCCAACATATATAATAATACCGTGACTAATAATTAATCACAAGAAAAATCGTGAATAGTCTTGACCCACCAGTAGAACATGTCGACTGGCAGGGTGTGCTTCATGAGATTTATACGGTACGTGACCAGCTGTATGTTATCGGGGGTGTAACCCTTGATACTTGATATACGGTCTATGGACGCGTTGTACTCTTTAACACCGGACCCGTCTCTATGATGCGTGAGGAAGACACCGGACATCGCGCATCGCCCTTCCTGCTTGACCCACAGGTCGTTAAGGTCTTCATGCTCTATGGTGAATGCTAGATTTTGCGTTCGCCTTTTATTAACGACCTTTGACTTGGCCCCAATATACAGACCTTTCAAATACGTCTGGTAAGTAGCGGATGTCGCCTTCTCTTTTGCTTGTTGGCGGCAAGGCGAGCACTCGATCCGCCTGGTTTCAATAGCGGTCTCAGTCTCTAACTTGCCACATGTCCTGCACTGTCTGACATCATTCATACTGCATCTTATATTAGCTTTAGTATTAATAGTAGGTATAAATTTTCAAAAAAATATTTGAAAAGTCCATTTATTTCACGCACGCACTATCTCCCCCCCGAGCAATGTAGACCACCCCAACCCCGATTTCCGAAATTGGAACCTTGATCCCGAATCATGCTCAGGGACCCCCCTACGTTATTGCCTACAGCAATTACGGTCGGATTCTTTTGTGTAAACAAACTAAATCAATCCATTAGGAGATACATCATGAACAAACTAACTTCAGCCACCAAAGCATGCAACAAGTTCAGCAAGCTAATCAACGACCCCCGCGCGAAGAAGATTGCAGCACTAGCCAAGGACCACTGGCGCGAAGTAGCAGCGATAGCAGCGGTCGTTCTGATCATGGAGGACGTTGATACAGCAGCAGACTACGCTCAAGCATCCCTAACACTAGACGTCATGACAGCAATCACCGAAGGAGTTATCTCATGAATAAGAATCATCCCCACCTTCTAGCTTGGTGCATCGGTGCCTTCCTACTTAGCTCTGCAATCCCGTTCGCGGGACTCGCACTCATCCCACTCTACATGATCATCGAACGCCGCAGGAGAGCCGAGGCAAACCGTATCGCCGCTCTGACATACAAGTACGCATTCCAAGCGCGCGCCAACATGGACCTACAAAACGACCCCGCAGAATGGGAATTCTTCCAAGCCTGCGACAACGAACGTACGGAGAAACAATCATGAAGACGACCACCTTTAAGAACATCTGCTCACCCTCACGAGACAAGACCATCCTCATTGGCACGAACAAGAAGAACCAACGCTGGTTCATCGACGTCGAGTCACGCTCAAACGCCTTTGAGATATCCAGGCTCATCATGCGCAAGAACGGCAAGGTCAGTCTTAACGGATGGACACGCATTGAAGCGTAGACCGCGGCCTCCGGCTCACGGCCCACGGATCGGGCCTCACGATTCACGCTTAACGAACTACGAATGGAGAAAACCCATGAAAAAGTTTCTATACAACACCAAAGAACACGCGTTAGACATCTACGAAGTTGTATCACACGAAGTCAGCATGGCCTACATGGAATGCAAGGTCGAATGCCTTGCCGTGTGGTATGTACTTAACCACACAAAGGACGTATCTGATGAAACGCATCACGATTCCTGAGCTTACAGCGCGTTACATACGCCTTGGATACCCTAAACATGAGGCAAAAGCCAAAGCCATCAGGGAAATCACCTATGGTTTATGATCCACGGCCCACGCTCTCCGGCTCGCGGCCCCTAAACACATGTGTACGCACTTCAAAAATGTGTACGCGTTTCAAAACCCCTTTCGTGTACACACAATTACTAATGATTTCAAGCACTTAACTCATTGTGTACAGTGTGTACGCTGTGTACGCGCTTTTTTAGGTTGGTTCAGGCGTTTCTCAAAAACACGTTTTTATTTTATAAATCGTACTTCAACTTGAAAACACCCTGTACACACTGTACACAGTCTACAACCCCCATGTTTCCTCACTTTTACTCTTTTAAAGCGCGTACACATGTGCGTACACAGTGCGTACACAAGGGGGTCTAACGCGTACACATTTGTCAAAGCTGTATGTAAACCCAGTACTTTAACCGTGAATCACGGACCATGCCTATCGATTCTCGCTACGCGATCATCGGTCGGTTTTTTTGGTGTATTAGTCAATAAAGACTGATTCTTATAATACCAATACTATTAATTGTCTTATTAATAGTGTTAGTATTAATCAATCATTCCTGTAGGAGGAATCAAAATGCAAGTACTTGACTTAAACCTCGACCATTGGGAGATGCTCAAATCTATCCCAGAACAGAGTGAGTTAGATTTCGTAGCACACGATCTATCAAGCATATGTGACTATATTAGTAACCCTATTATAGATGACGGCGTGCCGTGGAACTATGACGCGTCGTCAGCACTTACGCAGCCAGGTAGGGCACGACGCAATGGGTATAGATTATGAATATCTTAAAAGTATTAGGCACAGCAGTGGTGTATCTAGCCACTGGTGTGTTGTTAATCCTGTCTGTCCCTGTCTTGTTTGTATTTGTCTTCTTATGTCTTGAGATGTTGAGGGGTGTGTCATGAATAAGGTTATTGAGTTTAATTTCGAGCGTGAACCGCGAGACATAAACTTCGTAGAGTGGTGTAACAACCATAAGGAGTTTTTAAGCACCACGTTCTTCAACACATCGCAAGATGCAGAACAAACCTATTGCTGGGATACAGAAACATCCCACGATCAAACATTCGAAGAGTGGGTCTCGATCATGTACCAAATAGATATAGAACCTGTGCGTTCATACAACATGAACGGTGGTTATATCTTTAATGAATGTAAAACAGGAGGTGTGTCATGACTATTAGATTTGATGTAACCCGTGAAACTACACATGAGCAAGTGTCTAGATATCTCTGCATTGTAGACAATGAATTGACTGAGTTGTGTCTCAAGCGAGACAGAATAATCGATCAATTAAACAACGTTCGAACATTGAGAATCGAGCACTTGTGTAGACAAGTAAGCGAGAACGGCTGGGAGCATATGAACCCCGTAGAGATTGCAAACCATCCAGACACTATGAATTTCGAAGAGCAGTTCAGCCAGCTATCGAATGAATCTTCATTCTATGCATTCGCAAAAAGACTAAAAGATCCATCGTTGTATCCGCATCAACGAGACCAAGTAACCCCTACGCCTACATATAAGAGCACCAACAAATTTATAGCCAGTAAATTTTTAAGGTGGGCCAGGTCAGATAACAACACAACCCAACGTGATAACAACCCAGAAGACGCAATAAAGCTCTTTTTTAAGTCACACAGCGGTTCATACACCCTGCTCGATAACAACCGAACAGGCTACTACGACGCGTATTTGTTCGAGTTCAACGATAGCTCGCGCGTTGAATCCAGTTACAAAAATGAATGGGACATTGGTTAACCAACCCGCAATAACCTGACACACCATCGATAGTCACTACGTGTCTATCGGTCGGTTTCTTTTTTGATCATGTGATCATAACTAATACCCACGGAGGGTACACCATGAAAGAAGTAAGCAGCTTTATCGACCAAGTAGTAACTAACGCCGCATCAAAAGCAAAGAGCGGCATCAAGCCAACAGCTGGCAATCGTAACGGTAACATCGCCAAGCTTGTTCAAGCGGCGGACCACACACAAGTTGCAAACCGCATAGCGATCGTCTGGGACAACTTAGCCAAAGAGCGTAAGCGCCGTAGCGTAGAAGCAGTCCAGTCAGGCGTCCCCGCTATAGAGATGTTCGAGAAGCCCGAGCATCTTCTAAGCTTTGTACAGCAGATGATGAACAACTGCTGTTGGGCCGCCCGTGGCGTAATCAACTCTGGCAAGGGTACTGACCTCGCAAATGGTTTAGATTTTTCTCAATCAATTGCAGAGCAGGCAGGACAGCTAGAGTCCTCAAGCGTACAAGACTGCGAGTCCACGCTCATGCAGGATTGGTCCACGCTCAATCATCTGCATAGCTGGTTGTGTAGCGAGATGAACTACATGGCCGACCTTGACCCTCTGTATCTCTATTCAGAGAAAGCAGAAGTTCGCGACGGCGTCTGGGAGCATGTGCATACCTGCATGGACATCAACGAGGTACTGCCAATACTCAACGAGAAAGCGTTGGAATTAACCACGCTAGGTGAGTCAAAGGTCACAGAGACCGCTCGCACGATGGAGTTCGGCAAGACAGGACCAATCAAAGGCAAAGCAAAAGCAAAAGCAAAAGCCGCCTAGCAATCCCCACTAACCCAGTCGACTTCGGTCGGTTGGGTTTTTTTATGTCAGCGTAGGAGACGCAATATGCACACATATAAAGTAATAACGACTGCCCTAACTACATACAACTACACCATCAGAGCAACCTCTGAAGAAAGGGCCATAGAGATGCTAGGCAAAGGTAACCACGAAATCGTTGGCGAAATTACTGAAGACTATGAAGTCGTCGGTTTGCGCCTGGTAAGTGGCAGCGTACCACCGACCGTAGCTCACCAACTCACTAACCGTGGAGCGTAGATCATGAAAGGGGACATACCAAATATTCATACCGCACTTTGGGAACTAGACGGTTTTGCTTCTAGATGGGCATCAAGACTATCAATACACAATATATACACCGTTGAAGATCTCGCTTATGTCACAGACCTTACACTAGAAAACATTCCACATCTTGCTAAAAAACACATCCCTGCAATAAGACAAGCGCAAGCCAACTTCATGGCAACTATACCTACTGGCAGTGCGCTTTCAAAAGATTTCAAAGTCTTAGCAGATGCCATAGATTTTTATAACCGTTTTCATTTTCCAGTGAGCAGATGCATTTGTGATGTCGGTTCCCACATACACCACGGCCACGCTAATAAAAACTGGCAAGCACTATTCCGTGTCTACGCGTTAGCCCATAAAGAGGAGCGTGACTCAGCACTACTGAGCGGCTTCGTCTGAGCAAACTAACAAAAACGAAATAAAGAAGCTCAACTAAAAGATATACAAAATCGTCGGTTCGAACTTTTTCTCAACGGTCCAAGCTATGTAGACCTTGCTTCAGCCTTAATACCAAAAAAACATTCTTACTACGACGAACCCTATAGCGAAATAAAAGAGCATTTGCACTTATTCGCTGAAATGCTAGACCGACTAATCGTGGAGCGTGAATCATGGACAACGAACCAGTAATCATGACTAAAAAAGAGCTAGTAATGAATCACGAAATGTTTAAGAAAGATTTTA